CATTGGTAGCACGATCAGCCGCCGCCTGCTCGATTTGGTCAACCAGCGCAGGATAGGCCTGACGCAGATCGTCCACAGTCTTGATTTCCATGTTCTGTACCTCCTCGTTGATTTCTCCCGGCCTCTCGGTCACGGGGTTATTTACAAAACGTCCGGCGGCGGTGGGTGCTGCCAAACTGTTCTGCACAGTGTTGGGTGCCTTGTCAAAAGGCAGATGCGTGTCCACGCTGTTGACGAACAGAACGCCGCTGCGGTTTTCCACCACGGGCTTTTCTCCCTCGTCGGTCAGCTCGTCCACAAAGCCGTTGGCCTTGGCCTCGTTGGCCGTCCACCAGCTTGTCGCGTCCATCCATGCGGTCACTTCGTCCTTCTCTCGGCCCGTCTTTTTGGCGTACAGGCTGATGATGTTCTCCTTGATGGTCGCAAGGGCGTTGATGTACTGCTGCATGGTGGTTGCGTCATAATAGCCCAGCAGACCCAGCCGCACAGGGTGGACCATGTAGGTGCTGTCGTTGGCCGCTACCACTCTGTTGCAGTGGCAGGCCACGATGGTCGCAGAGCTGGCACACAGGCCGTCAATGCGGGCCACCACGTTTGCCGGATGCTGTTCCAGCAGATTGCCGATGGTCTGCGCGGCGAAAACGTCACCGCCGCCGCTGTTGATGCGCACCGTGATCTCGCTCACGGCTCCCAGGTTGTCCAGGTCCTCCGCGAACTGCTTGGGCGTCACTTCGTCGCCCCACCACGTGCTGTCAGAGATGTCGCCGTACAGCAGCAGCTCGGCGCAGCCACCGGCGATGTTCTGGAACTTCCAAAACCGATTAGGCACGTTAATTTCCTCCTTCGTTCCCGGGGCCGCCTTCCTGGGCGGCAGTTGCCGGTTTGATGATCTCGTCCACTTCCTGCTTTCTCTTGGCCTCCGCCACCCGCTGCCGGATGTTGCGGTTGTAGTTGCCGCCCGTCATTTGGGCGGTTTCCTCCTGGGCCGTGGAGAAACCTGCGTCCACGCGCTTCAAGGCGGCGGACACTTCCTGCACAGGGTTCAGACTGGTGCGGGCCGGTCCCGGCCATACACACCCGCAATATGCTTTCCTGATCGCCGGGTCCTGGAAGAAGCCCGGCGCTTTGATGCGGCCCCGGGCCACCGCCTCCGCCAGCCACTCCTCATAGATAGGCTGGCAAAAGCTGTCCACAAAGTCGTCGCGCTGGACGCCGCAGGAGCGCCAGAACTCGTTCAGCGCGCCGCGTGCTGCGCTGTAACTTGTGGAGAACATCTTCACCATGACCTCCGGCGGGATTTCCAGTGCAGACCCGATCTGTTTAATCATGGCGTCGGTGAACTTGTCATACCCGGCGTTGGGGTGCTTCGGGTCGGCAAAGGCCACGGTCTCGCCCGGGTTCAGCCCCACGATTGCGCCGCTTCCCAGCTCAATCGTGCTGGGGTCTGCGGCGTCGATCAGCTCATTGTCCGGCAGCATCTCACCGAAAGGCCGGTCATCCGTTGCCGACTGCGGCTGCACGAACACCGTAAACATGGCGGAGATGACCGCCGCGTTGATCTCGGCCTCTGTGTATCTGCCAAGCTGTTTGAGCGCTTCCAGCACCGGTGCCAGAATGGGTACGCCGCGAAGCTGCCCCGCCCGCTCCCGGGTAATAACGTGGACGATGTTACGCCGCCCGCTCAAGGCTCCGCGTGCTTCCACCCGCGTCCATTTCAGGCTCGCAGGCGTTACGGAGCTGTTGGACAGAGGATGCCGGTTGCATACCCAGTAGGCTACCACCAGCCCCTCCTCGTTGATTTCCACGCCCTGAATGATGCTGTGTACCTGGTGGCCGTAGACCTCGCAGGGCACCAGTCTGTCGTAACCGTCCGGGCTGCATACCCGGTCCGCTTCCATCACCCGCACGCGCAGGTTATACGGCTGGCCCACCCGCTCGCTCACGGGCAAGGTGGCGAAGGCGTCACCATTCATCAGGTAGCCCATATAGGCGAGCTGTTGCAGCTTGTAGAAGTTGCCCAGCCCGTCCATGTCGCAGTCCGTGGTGTCGGCCCACAGGGAGAACTCCCGGATGATCTGCTCTTGCAGCTCCTCCGTCTGCTCCGCCGTCAGCCCCAGGTATTCGCCGTCGATCTGCGGCGCAGGCACCAGACCGCCCGCAACCACGTTGGTCCGCAGGGTTTTGAGGGCCGATGTTGCCACGGGCACGCCCATGTAGGCGTCTCGGCTTCTCTGGCGGAGTACGTCGATGTTGTCCTCGATGTCCTCCTTGGAGCTGCCACCGTGGTATTCCCAGCCCCGCATACTCTTTTTTGTCAGGTTGGCCCCGTAGTTTCCATATCCGCTGTTCACGAATTGCAGCGCCGATCTGGCCGCGCTTCTGCGCAGCGCGTGGACCGGGGCCACCGCCTCCACGCATCGGTCGATAAAGTTCTTCGCCATGGCCCCTCCTTACACGTCACGGGGCACAAAGCGGTACAGGCGGTTCCTGCCGCCGTGCTTCTCGGCGGCTTCGGCTTCGGTCAGCTTGCCCGCCCAGTATTCCATCTGCGCCCTGATTTGTTTCAGGTCGGCCCGCGTCAGCATACGTGTTCCGATCTGGTAGCTCTGGCCGGTCGCCACGGCTTCCTCCGCCGCCAGCCAGGTATTCAGTTTTCTTTGACACAGTTCCTTGCTAAAAACTGCCATATCAAATACCTCCACTCAAGCGTCGGCGTCCCGTTGTTCTTGGCCTCCGCTCCACGTCCTGCTCCGATCTTTGCAGCACCGGGTTTGCGATTTCCAGGGCGGCGGTGGCATAGTTGCGCAGGTCCAGCGGCTCGTTTCTCTTGTAGCTCGCGTCCTTGATCTCCCATACCACTACGCTGCGCCCCTTGCGGAAGCGCACCACCATTTTCTCGCTGGTCAGTCCCCGGAAGTATTGCTCGTCGTATCCGGCTTCCTCGTTCAGCGGGAAGTGGCAGTAGTTCGGTCCCTTGGTTTCGTGCTTCAATCTCTGGTACAAAAGGGCCTTGCCTGCGTCTACGCCGATGATGAACAGCGGCGTCTTGACGCGGTTGTTGGTGGACGGATTGCGCAGGTAGGGAACCTCCTGCCCGCCCTTGCCCTTGATGGCGAATATGCGGCGCTCGTACCGCTCTTTGGTGAAGCGGTACACCTGGTCGGTGTGGTGGCCGCCGCTGTCGATGCAGGTGCATAGGATGGAAAGCTGCGTCCCGTCCTTCTTGTAGAACGGCGTCATCAGGAAGTCGTCCAGATCGCGCCACACCTGTTCTTTCAGCATATCGCCGTATATCTTCTGATAACGGATGCCCCAGCTCTCCTTGCCGACGCCCCAGCCCACGACTTCCACCTCAAAGCGGTCATCCTGAACGTCTACGCCCGCCGTCAGCACCAGAACGCCCTCCGGCACCTGTGCGTCATAGATTTCGCGTCGGTTCACCAGCTCGGTATCCTCAAGCCGCTCGCCCGGCTCCTCCCAGGTCTCGCCCAGCTCGGTATTGACCCAGGTTTTCATCTTCTCCGGGTCGCCCTGGTCCAGCAGCTCCTTGGCAAGCAGAAACTTTTCCACAACCTCATGCCATCCGCAGAAGGTGGATGCCAGGGTATTCAGGTGGAAGCCTCTTGCTGCCGCGCCCGGGTTTTCCGCCACAAAGCGCCCGTTGATCTCCTGCGCCTTCCAGGCGTATTCTCCGCTCTCCTCGCCGCAGCGCTCGCATCTGTGCCGGATGCCCTTTGTCAGGTCGTTCCGGTCAAATACGATGTTGGCCCACCGCAAAGGCTGGTAGTGGCCGCACTTTGGGCACGGCACGTTCCATTCTTCCCGGGTGGTCTCCTGAAACTCGGTCTCAATGCGGCTGCTGCCCTTGATGGTCGGCGTCGAAACGATGACCGTTTTCTTGTCCCAAAAGGTGGTCTGTCGCTTTTGGGCCAGCAGCAGGGGGTCGCCTTCTGTACCGGCGCTGGCCGGATAGCGGTCCACCTCGTCGCACAGCACAACCTTGATCGGTCGGCTGGCAAGGCTCGCCGGGCTGTTCGCGCCGATGATGGTCACGTGTCCGCCCGGAAAGTTCTTTTTCAGTATTGTGTTGCCGGAGTAGCGGCTTTTGGTGTCTACCAGCACCCGCAGCACCGGCGTATCTCGTATCATGGGAGCGAGGAAATCCTTGGAGAAGGTCTGTGCCATGTCGAGCGTAGGCTGCATGACCAGAACCGGTGCCGGGAAGTAGTGCATATAGTAGCCCAGCATATTCATCAGCATGGCCGTCTTGCCGATCTGCGCGGCGGTCATTACCACCACCTTGCGCACGTGAGGGTCGCCAATGGCGTCCATGATCTCGCGCTGATACGGCGCGTTGTCCGTGTGCCACCGTCCCGGCGCGGCGCTGTTTTCCGCGCTCAACATCCGGTAGGTATCCGCCCACTGGGACAGGGTAAGCTCCGGGGGCGGCGTCAGCACCGCCACGCAGCGGGCAAACATCTCCGCCGTCTGCGGCGCTAACTTAACTGTCCTGGTCTTTTTTCTCATGGACCTCACTTCGCTGTTTTAGCCAAATGCGTTCATACGCTGCCCTGCGGCACTTCGGGAACATACACACAACTTTTCCCTCGCCCGCCCACAGCTTCCAGATGCACCCCTCGCATTTATGTTTCTTTTTCTTCTCCATCTCCATCTTCCTCCCGCATCGCAAAGGCCACGTTGAAATCCCGCAGCTCCTCAAGCGTTTCGTCGATGGCCTTTTTCAGCTCGTCGAAAATGCTGGCCTGATCTCCTCCCATGGTAGCCAGCGCGGGAGATAACTTCGCAGGCAGGGACAGGAAGCGCCCGCGAATATTCAAAAGCATGGTCTTAATTCCGGCCTCGATCTCGTCCGTCCTGTGCAGCTCTCCCCGGCGCAGGTCGTTCTCCATCTCCGCCGCCTCGCGCTTTGCTTTGGTCAGCCGCGCCCGCTCGTCGGCAAGGCTGCCGCTCCGCAGGTAGGAGATATACCGGCGCGTGGTGGCGCGCAGATCGTAGAGGCCGGGCGAATGTTCTTCAATGATGCCCTCGTCCCGGAGCTGGCGCACCCGCCGCTCCGTCAGTCCCAGCCAGTCGGCTACGACCTTACTTGTATAGAGCTTCATAGGCCCTCCTCACAGTCCAGGCCTTCCGGGTCCCGCTCCGGCGCGTCCACGCCGTCCTCGTCGATCTCCGGGTCCGGTGTCTCCACCACACCCGTCGCCCGCATCCGCAGGATTTCCAGTCTGGCCTTTTCCAGTTCCAGCCGTTTCTCGTTTTCTTCCAGCGCCCGCAGGCTGTCCGCGATCTTGGCGATACGGCCCTGCACCTTGTAGAGTGCGTCCTGCAACTTCATCGCCCGGGCAAAAGCGCTGTCTTTGCTGTACATTCCCATCTGCTGCCGGGCACCATCATTCCGCTGGTCGCCCCTGCCGCCGGGCACGCGCATATCAAGCACGCTGTTCAGGTACAGCTCGTCCTCCGGGGCCGCTTCGTATTCCGCAATCTTGGTGAGTATCCGGTGCTCCCGGAACTTGAGTATCTGCATCTCATGTTCCAGTGCCGCCCGGCTGCCCACCGGCGTCTTTTCCATCAGCTCCCGCTCGGCCTCGGTCAACATATCAAAAAAGATGGCGCTGTAAGCTCCATCCTTTTCCGCGTTCTTATTGCCTGCCGGTGCGCCCTTGTGGCTCCCGGCGGCGTTTTTATGTCCGGCGCTGTTCTGGTTTCCCGGCTGACCACCACGCTTTTTCTTTGGCAGCGCCTTCTCCCATTCATCCGCCGACTTCCAGTTTCGCAAAGTCTGGTACTTCACGCCCAGGCTCTCCGCCAGCGTTTGGAGATCAACCTGTTCGCCCCGGCTTTTCCGGGCGAGGTATTCAGCCTTGGCGGCGTCCCGCTTTTCGCTCCGCTTCGGCATCCGCTCGCCCCCTTTATCTCCGGTGTCTGTCGCCTCCGCGTTTCATTCAGGATTGGCCGGGAGGCGGGAGTGACCCGTCTTGCGTCACGTGTCCCGTGCCCGCCGCTCTTACCAGCTCCCGGCGTGTGCAGCGGCCCGCCACGGCCAGGGGGGACTTTAACCCTGACCCTTTCAGCGGTAAAGGAACGAAACCCGCCTGGTTTTCCACGACCGGGCGGACCCCAATCAATAGAAAAAGCCCATGGATTTCTCCATGAGCCTTTACTGCACGATACCAATATACCACCGAAAACCTGCGAAAGTTGCTAACTCTGAAAAATATTTTTTCATCGGCCCCTTTTGTGGCCGACATTTATGCCGGTCGCACCCTCACGCACGCGCGCGGTTCCATATAGGAATACAAAGATCATCCGCTCCCAGGACAAGCCCCGCCGCGCTGCACCCCGCCCTTTTGGCCCCCGCTCCAATTTTTTGACCCCCCTCCATTTTTCGGCCCGGCCCCACCGGAAATGAAAAAATTGTATCATACCTAACCAATTTTTGCGCTCTCGAACCCGCAAAGGAGCCGCCTGCCGCCAGGAGGACCCGCCGCCGTTTGGGGGAGGGGCAAGGGGTGGGGGTATTAGCGCGGGCGCGTGTGTTGCTTCGCGTGCGTGCGTTTGGCTTGTGGCCTTGGCGGGCTGGCTGTGGCGGTGCGGTGGAGTGGCCGCGGTCCTTGCGTGTGCTGGGGCATGGGTGCAGGCGATGGCCTGCCGTTGGTCTGCCGTGCCTATGGCCTGCGCTGTGCTGCTGCCTGCTTCGTGTGCGTGCGTGTGTGAGCCGGTGGCCTGCGGTCTGCCGGTGGCGATGGCCTGCCGTTGGTCTGGCCTGCTGGCCTGCCGCCGCTGTGCCGGTCTGCCGGTGCAGGCCTCGCAGGTGCGCACGCATGAGGGGCGAGCCGGCGCCGGTCTGCCGGTGGCGATGGCCTGCGGTCTGCCGGTGGCATCTCGTCCAGTCTGCCGTCCTGCCGATCTTCGCCGCCTGCCGCCGCCGGGGGTATTTACCGCGCCCGGTCTGGTGTCTTGATAGCCTGGTTATATATGCCCCCTATAATCCCCCATTTTGTGCATTTTCCACGAAAAACCGCCACGGAATTTTGTGCAAAAATAATTCCCAGGTCCCCTTTAGGGGGACCGTGGGAACGGTTTTGGGGGTATTGACGGCGCAAAAAATCGCCGCTATCATTCGGGCCAAGCGAAGGCCACACGGCCAACGCCCAGCGAACCGCCGACAGCGGCGACCAGAAAGGGGAGGTGAACATGACCACGCCCACCGCAAGCGAATTGCTTGTACAACAGGCGCGAGAGGCCGAACGGCTCCGGCTCCTTGTACTCGCCAACGAGTGCAAAGACCTTGACGAGTTCCGGCGGCGGCTCCTCGACCTGCTGAACAAGTAAAAGCGCCGGGGCCGTCCTCCACGACTTCCCCCGACGCTTTCCGAAACCGTCCGGGCGGCGAGTTCGCCGCCGCCCTGGACACGTTCACAGGATACCACACCGCCGCCGAAAAATCAACGCCGCAGAGGTCGAAAAAATATTTTTCCCCCGTAGGGGGAACCCGCCGACCTCGAAAAAAAGTGCTTGACAAACGACACGGCACCGTGTTACAGTTTGGGCACAGCAAGCGACACGGCACCGTGTCAACGACAACAGGACAGGCCGACAAGGCCGGAAAGGAAAAACGCCATGACTAACAACGAAATCATTTTCGAGACCGTCCGCAGCTCCTTCACTCCCGCCCAGCTTGCCGAGCTGGTCAGTGCAATCTACCCCGCCGAGAAGATCACCGCCCGCCGGGCGAGCGTAACAATCACCATCCCCGAGGGAAGCGACGCCAACGCCGACGATTATTTTAACGCCATGCTGGCCGCCGAAACTTTCCACACCTTCGCAGAGTGGAAGCGCATGGGGTTCAGCGTGAAGAAGGGCCAGCACGCCGCGCTTGTGTGCAATCTCTGGAAGTACACCGACAAGCCCGGCAAGGCCACCCGAGAAGCTGCCGCCGCTGCCGGTGAAGATGCCCCCGAGAGCGACCCGCATTTTTACATGGCAAAAGCTCACCTTTTCAACGCCTTGCAGGTCGAAAAGGCCAAGCGTTGAACCCCAGCAAGCGGACACTTTAGCAGGGCTGCACCGCACAAAGCAACCCAGCCCCAGCCCGACAGGGCCAAACACAAAAAACTTTTTGGAGGTCTAACGACATGAAGAAAATCAAAGTTATGGGCAACTACACCCCCGACGCCGCCAAGGCCCTGAAAAACTCCGACAAGATCATCTGCCGCACCGCCGACGACGGCACAATTTACATCTGTACCGGCTACGTCCTGTACAAGATGACCGGCGAGGAATACGCCGCAGCCGCGCAGCCCGTCACCTGCTGCGAGCCTGGCAACTGGACGATCACCAACGGCGAGAAGCAGGACGGGACCACGTTCGACGCCGTGAAGATTTTCACCGACGCCGCCAAGGCCGCCGAGACCGGCGGAGCGCTGACCCGCTGCCCGCTGAACCTGGACACGGAAAAGGCCCTTGCATGGAGCTATTACAGCGCCGACAAGGATTTTGCAGCCTTCTACAACTGCAAGTACATTTCCGCCCTGCATCCCGGCGCTACCTTCCGCGCCGCTGGCCCCACCTCCGGCGCTGTGGCCTATATGGACGGGGAGCCGTTCGCCATGGTCATGCCCATCCGCCCCGAGGCCAAGCCCGCCGAGGCCGTCAAGGCCTATTTCACCCAGGCTGACAAAACCAAAACCGCCGCCGAGGCCGACAAGCTCCGCGACAAGCTGACCGCCGCCCGGGTCGAGATCGCCCAGGCACAAGACGAGATCGAAGCACTCCGGGCGCAGATCGCCCAGCAGGCCGCCGAGCTGGAAGTCCTGCGCAGCACTCACCAGGCCGAACCCGTCAACGAGAAGCCCGAACCCAAAACCGCCGCCGAGCTGATCGCGGCCCGCTTCGCAGACCTGGAAGGCGTCACCGCCACCATCAAGGGCGCACAGACCGCCGCGCCGGTGGTATGGCTGGCCGGAGAGACCGAGAAGCACGCCGACGCAATCAAGGCAGCGGGCGCAAAATGGAGCAACAAAAAATCCGCGTTCTATGTCCGCGTCGCCTGACACGGACCCCCGGACACCTTCGCGGGCCGCACCGGACAAAGCGACCCGACCCCAGGCCACCGGCCACAAAATCACAAAACAGGAGGTACAAAACCATGGCAGCAACAACACGCCCCATCCCCGGCACCTTCTCCAAGGTCCCCGGCGGCTACGCCCAGCAGATCAACGAGCAGACAACACTTTTTGTCCCGGATATGTGCGCCGCCAGTTTCGACCCCGACACCGGCGCTCTCTTCGGCCACGCCCCCGACTATGAGGCGCTGGAAGCGGCAAAAGCTCCCGCCGTCCACGCGGACAAGCCCGGCGAATATTCCTATTGCTACGAAATGCAAAAGGCCCCCACGGGCTGCGACTTCTCCGCCG